AAGCTTCGGAAAATCATTATCAATCCACATTGGGATTAACTCCGTAAGCTAAAAGGTTTATAAGTGACTTCGACTTAGTCACATAATTAGATATTAGTGTTATTTGTTATCCTTTAGAAGTGATACCCCAGAATACTAGGTAAATGGAATTTATTGATAGTAATAAGTGGATACCTGTGCACACTATCCCTGGCTACGAATGCTGTATTGAATACTATGTCAATGAGATAGGACAAGTAAAGAGCACTAAAGGGACTATTGAACGAATCCTTAAACCAAAGCTCAGCAAGACTGGATATCTTGTAGTAAATCTTACACAACGTATTGGTCGCCGTAAGTGCATTACTGTCCCTATTCATACATTGGTTGCTTTTGCCTTTCTTGGTCTACCACCTACACCTTATGGTCGCAACAAAGGTTGCAGCGTTGTCAAGCACATGAATGGTGATCGTTTAGACAGTCGAGCAGAAAACCTTGTTTGGGTAAAACGAGGTGAAGAGAAAAAGTCTAAAATAGAAGAAAGCAATGTTTAAAAGTAATGGCTGATTCCCTTCGGTTAAAAGGAGCCAAGCACGTCATCAAGCACACTGGCAATGAGATGAAGCTCCGTCGCCCTAAGCGTGGTGGTGATGTGCATCAGGTCCCGACTTGGTGGGCTTTGAAGAAGACTGTGACTTATACAGGGGCAGCTATCTTTGATGTCGATAGCACTGTTGGTCCTCTAGCCCTTATTGTGCCTGTCGATTCTGAGAGCACAGACCTGGGCATTATTCACAATGGTGACGGAACATTTTTGTTCCCTCACAAGCGTGGTGTCGATCGTGTCGCTGTGATGTCTGCTGATATGAAGACGTTCTATGTCGAGTATCAGTTCTCCAAGATCAGTGGTGGTCCTACCCTGAAGCGCACGGTGAATGCACTGCCTGCTGCTGCACCTGCTGGAGTTACGTTTGCTCAACAGTGGGCCGATAAGATTGCAAATGCAACCTTTACCTACGCAGTCACTGTTGACAGCGGTGAGTATGAACTCAATGGTGTGGCAAACCTCGGTATTGCGGGCACTGTAGGAGATTCGTTCTACTTCGATCTTTCTGATGCCTCAGTCTCTGGTCATCCGTTTAAGATCTACACCGATGAAACCAAAACCACTGAGGTGACCGTTGGTATTGAAACGCATCTGACTGACATGATCTTCACTCCTCCGATCCCTGGCACCTTTAGCTATCAGTGTGCGGCACATCCGGACATGGGCGGACAGATTGTTGTCAACCCAGTCAATATTCCTTAAGCGACGATGAACCTACGCTGATCGGGTGTTAGGTCAAATCCTGATACAAACTGTGCACCGACTGCCATGCTTACGTTGTATGGCAGTCTTTTTGTATTACGAGCGTGGAAACCAATATAGAAGAAACTATCAGGTGGGATATACATAAAGTCGTATGCATACTCCAGCCGATCTTTGGTGTAGATCCTTACGTCAAACCAGGAATCAATATACTTGTTACCTGTTTTTAAGTTCTGAACATTAACACTAATTAATGGCTGTGCAATCGCATCCAGTTGGGCCTCAACCTGTGCTGGCTCATAGTCATTCTCTGTAAATCTATCGAGCTTAAAGTCCATTAATGCTGGTTCCCAATACAGATCTAGATCTGGATTATCAAAGTCAGCTTTAAATGGTTCATAGGTATTAACAGTCGCGCCTCCACCTGCATAGATAGAAACAGCGTTCAATATATCTAAATCGATCTTTATAAATATATTCTCTGCACCAAAAAGTCCCACACTGTCTTTGTAGTTCAGAACTTGTGGGATTGCTGTAATACGTGTGCTACTTGCATTCGTCAGACTGTTAGAGCCTTTTGCAAAATCAAGCGTCTTACTAGGTGACAGATACTCAGGACGCGATGAGCCGCTAGCTCCCATCGACATCCGCAGAGCATTCATCTGATCTGTAACGTCCATCACGCCATATGCTATTCCTGTTTATATTGTAATTTACAAATAGCAGCTAATATCAGAGCCGGCTTCACGCAAGCCACGAATAGCTTTTTGTTCTAATGTGCGCACACGATCACGGCTCATATTAAGAATCTGACCAATAGCAGTCATAGACATTGGCTCCAAGATTTCTTCACCAATTCCGTAGCGCATAGAGATCACTGCAGCTTGCATTTCAGGCAGGTCTTCAATTAGGTCACGGATATCTTCTTTGATGCACTGACGCTCAAGCAACATGTCTGGGAGCTGACTTTCGTCTTCGAGCAGGTCGATCAGTGATGTATCTCGGTTCTCTCCGATCTTGATTTCAAGAGAGGTAGGCTGACGCGCTTTGCACATCAGATCTTTGATCTCATCAACAGTCAGATCAAGATGCTCAGACAGCTGGAACACATTAGGCAGCTCGCCATTCAGCTGGCTCAGTTCACGCTGGGCTTTCTTAAGTCGGTTGAGATTCTCAGTGACGTGGATCGGGAGACGGATGGCACGGCTCTTTTCCGCAATCGCCCTTGTAATGCCTTGTCGGATCCACCAATATGCATAAGTAGAGAACTTATAGCCACGGCCAGGATCGAACTTCTCCACACCACGGACGAGCCCGATCGTCCCTTCTTGGATAATGTCCAAGAGTTCCATGTTCCGCTTAGTGTATTTCTTGGCGACAGACACGACAAGACGGAGGTTAGCTGTGACCATCTTGTCTTTTGCCTTTTCACCATCTCTGATTTGTTTGCGAAGTTCTTTTTCTGTAATGCCAAGTTCAGCAGCTTTGTCTTCTGCTTCAATGGCTTTGATTTCCATCAATCGTTGAACTTTTCGTCCTAGCAGGATTTCCTCATCGTGCTCCAAAAGAGGAATCCGCCCGATGTCACGAAGGTAAGATCGGACGGAGTCTCCTGATAGTTTTACGCTCATATGTTGCTCTTTGGGTATATATTTAATATAACCCTTATTCTACACTTTGTCAACCATATATGCGAGCAAATCTAATACTTTCCGACGGATCTTCACCTTCTAACGACTCTACTGCCATAGCCTGTGCGGCATGTTCGTTATATCCCCGCTCTCTGAAGTTGTCGTAATTACGTTCATACCTTTCGATAGAACTGTCAAAGTCTTCTCCATGCATAACCATTTCAGCAGCCATTTGATTAGCTGCTTGATCCGGCACGCCATCCGTCTTGAGATGCTTCCAAATAGACTGGAAAACCTCTGGATCCGAGTGTTGACACCCGCATGGCTTTTCACCAGCTTTACGCATAGTTATTGACTATTACGACTGTTATTATTGTAATCAATCAGCCAATGTAACGGTTAGCTTCGCGAATAATTTGTCCAAGCTCAGGTGCTTTGGCTTCGCTCATCGCACGGGTCACAGCAACACTATTAATCAGGTTTTCACGCTCAGGACTTTGCATCACAGCGTTAAATTCCATAAGGCGATGGCCACCACCTCTTTTCTCTAGCTCTACTGCTTTGTAAACAGAGAGCTGTTGTTTAGCAACCTCTTCAGGAGTATTCAGCATTCCAAGCTCAGCCTGACGACCACCGTTGGCGTTTGCTTGTTGAGCAGCGGAGATACCATTTTGCTGCATGTTTTGCACAGCCAGAAGGTTCTGCCGTTGATCTTGTGAATTGACGTAAGGCTTGCTAGCCATTCCGCCATCATCCATATTCCGCATGCCTTCGTTGGGCGGAATCATTCCACCGAGGCCTTTCTCCAATGACGAGTAACCGAGGTTACCGCGAGAGACGGGCATGGCCTCAGGAGGCATAGCTGAAATACGTTGTGCCATCTTTCAATAACAATCTATAGTTCTATTTTAGGGGATACAGAATTGTATCCCCTTCGACTAAATCAATAGTCTTGAACCAGCATCTTTTGCTGGAAGGCTTGCTGAGGAGCGCCGGCAAGGAACTGCCATGCATTCTCAGGGTTGTTGTCCATTATTTGGCTGAAGTCACCCCAGAAAGAGCGAGCACCGGAGGACTGACGACCGGGGGTCGGCATATCCATTTGAGGACGCTCGAAGCTCTGAGGAACACCACGTTGCTCTTGAGCAATGATCTCTTGCTCGAACTGTGCACGTGCTTCGTGCTCAAGACGCTGAGACATTTCTTCAGCGGTCTCAGTCGGATAAGGACCGTTAGGACCGTAGAAACCGTTCACGTAATCAGCAAGAACGTCAGGATCAGTCAGCATGATGTTCATGGCTGCACGCTCTTCAGAAGCTGCATCAAGAACAAGGTTCATGTGCTGGTTACGACCAACTTGCTCGATCAGTGCATCTTCAACTGCACAAGCGTAGTTGTTCAGGAGAGCAGGTGCTTCAGCACCAAAGTGCTCCAGAACTTCAAGGCTGTTGTCAGAGATTGCGCTGAGGTAGTTATCACTTACGCTTGCGCTTTGGCTTGCTGCCTGAGCCTGCATCATTGCCTGCTGCTGAGCTACCGCCTGAGCTTGAGCCAGCTGCATTTGCTGCTGCTGCGCCGCCGCCGAATAAGCCGGGGTTGAAGCTGGGGCTCCGTAAATCTGCTGCGCCTGGGCGGCCGAGGGTGTTTGACCCAGCGTTGAGTTCCAACTGGCCTGGGTATTGCCCTGAGGCGTTGGAGTTTGATAAGCCGAGTATGCTGCCGGGGCCTGGGATGCTTGCGGCGTATTCAGGCTTGCGCTCAGTGCCTGAAACGCCTCCTGCCATGGATTGGCCGCCTGGGCCGGAGCCGAAGCCTGCGGGGCCGCCTGCTGCTGGTAAGCCGGATGCTGCGCCAGATTGAGCTGCGGCATTGGTGCCGGCTCCTGGTAGTTCAACGGGGCGCTGTTCGCGGGTTGGGAGACCGAGCTGGGCACGCTTGCGGTCGGCATCGCTGAGGATGCTGGGGCGCTTGTCGTCGGTGCCTGGATTGTATTTTCCACTGTAACTTAACTCCTTACGTAAAAATTCGAGTGATCTATATAGGAACCCTGTGATATCAAGGTTGGGATCAGCAGCAAGAGGCTGATTAGGAACTTGCGGGTGCGGAAGCTGATACAGCTGACCGAGCATCCCGATAAAAGTATTGAATGCTTGTTGTGACTGCTGGACCATCCTGAAGGGGAATCCAGTGAGCATGGCACTACGCTCCTCGTCAGTTTTGCTTGGGAAGAGGTATTTCAGAGCTTCAATGGAATCAACACCTAGTTCTTGCAAGTTACGAACAACGATGCTGTTGTTAAGTATCCCTTGTGAATCTTCTTCAAAAATCTCTCCGGTCCAACGCCATTTAACTTTGGAAGTGCCATCGGGAATTAGCCCGGTAACGTTAGGTGGCATCTGACCTGTTTCCATACTAGCATTAAACAATTGATTCCTCTTGTCGAGGAAATCCATTTGTGCTTTCTGGTATTCTTCCATAGCCTTCATGTAGGCTTCAGGATCCTCAGGAAATTGCTCTTGCAGAGGAATCTGAGGTTTTGCCAAGCCCATAGCCTGTGCGAATGATTCTTGGAAGAGAAACTCTTCGTGCTGAATCATCATTGAGAACAACTTACACAGACCAAAGTCAAAAAGTGCTTTGCACTTCTTCTCTGCAGTTGCTGCACATCTGCCATACAGAGATTTCATCTCATAAGCAGAAGAAGCAGTGTTGATATCGATATCGTCTACACCACCAAGAGCCAAGCGGATCTCTGAACGATATTGTTTGACATACATGTTCTGGTCACCAGACACAGCGTCAGGTGTCATGTAGCTCACACGATCGGTGGGCTCCAGGTTTGCAATAACCCGAGGCACTTTGATCTGACCATCTAAACTTGAACTAAAGCCAGGTCCACTCACACGAGTGCTGGGCCTGTCCATAGCGTAGAAGCCTGCCTGAGAGCTGATAGTGGGCTTCATGGCACTCTCATCACCACTCTCTAGAATGTCGTGTCTGGGGCGACTAGAGACAAGTGTTGGGTTGCCGAAGAACTTCATGTTCTTACGGACGTTCTTGACTAGCTCATCATGGAACAGGATCTGATTAGATAGCCAGTCAAACTCACCACTACCATTAGATTCACCAGTGCAGTCAAGATGATTAAACACCTCAATAGCAGGGATGAAACCCAAGCTGTTTGTGAGCGTTTCTGTTTGTCCTTGCTGATGCATGGACATTCCGTTTGTGACATCTTCAAACTCAATCTTTTCGTTTGAGACCGTCTGTTCAATGCGGTCTTTAAATACTTTTAATTTGATAAACTTTTTCTTGCCACCACGCTGACCTGGCATGGAAAAAGCGTCGATCATGTTGGGCTCTTTGACGGCAAAGCTGTAAATCAACTCAACACTGTCGATCTCGCCAAACTGATCTCGGTAGCAACGATAACTGTCTTTAGGGAAATACAGCAGCTGATAGCTTTCGCCTGATGGGCGGAAATAAAACAGTCCTTGCCCGTCGCATAGGAAATAATCGATGATGCTTTCCAGCTTCATCTCCAGCATGTTGTCTTCGTAGATCTTGGCTAAGAACTCACGACGACCACCAAACGAATCTTGCTCAGCAAAGAACTCAACGCCACGACGCAGAATAAACATCCGCATCTGAGCCAGATGGGACGACACAATCATAGTGTCTACCGGAAGATCCCCACGCTTTTCTTTAGCAGCATTGAGGATCTCTTGGAATTGATTATTCTGTGACATTCTTAATTACCAATATGTAATTAGTCTAACTAAACATCCTTCATTTCATCCTTAGCGTCTTCGTAGATCTCCTTGGTGTCGTCTTCAATCTTGTTCGGTGACTCAGGCATCGTCCACTTGTAACCACCAAAACCTTCTTTGAAGATATCACCCAGATACTGGTTGGTTTGAGCATTAGCTTTATTCCGCCAGTAGTTCTGATCCATGCCTGTTGCGTTATACAGGTTGGCGATACGATCCTTAGCACCAGTGATGTCATTAGCAGCAGCACTTGCTTGAGCAGCGCGGCCAGCGCCATTCAGCTGCGCTCTAGAGCGATGATAAGCATTCTCATTAAGAGCACCGTAAGCAGCAGAAAGCTGCAGGTTGCTCATGTTGCCAAACACACCGCCGTCTCCACCCTGCTGACCATTACCAGCGGAGTTACCACCAATAGTCACGCTGTAGTCACCACCAATCGTGGCACCGTGGCCAATGGTGTTGTTGTCACCGATCTTGGTATTGGTGTCACCTTTCTTACCAACGTTTTGTTCAAGGTTGCCGCCTACACCAAAATTGCTCTTAACAGAGTTATCAATCCGTGTGCCCGGTGGAACCTGACCCTGCTGATCCGGCTGCACTGGTTGTGTATCAACATAAGCACCGTTTGCCTTTTCTTTGGCAGCTCTGCGGGCATCAAGTTTGTTGATCCTGTCACCCATGCGTGCATATGAACGCTGAGCCCTTTCACCTAAGTATCCACCGCCCATCAAGTGCTCAGTAAGAGAAGCGTGGTTGTCTCTTAGATTGCCATTCTGACGCATCTCATTGACATGCTTCTGGCTTTTCCGTTCACCAGTAAGGTTGTCATAGCGCTTCTTATCGCCACCTTTAAGATCAAAATGACGACCTCCTTCAAGAGCTTCAAAAGCTTTTGAGGCATCTAGACCTTTAGTCTTACGTTCATAATCGGCAATGAGCATCTTGGTATCTTTCTCATTCTTGCCGATCTTTGTAAAGTGATCGACATACTGCTTCTTGTAATCTATAGCACCGGAGGTGTTACTAGCCATTTGTTTGACTCCTATCAATAGTAACCGTTGCCAGCACGATTGCGGCCAAGTGTGATGCTGTAGTCACCGCCTACCCGAACACCATCACCAAAGTCGTTGCCATTACCAATAGTGGTGTTGGTGTCTCCAGATTTACCTACATTCTGAGATAGGTCACCTCCAACTTGGAATCCACCGGGAACCAGAGGACTACCGGGGATCGTGGGGCGGATGATCGGATCCGGCTTCGGTTTCACAATGTTGATTGGAGAAGGATACGGATCAGGACCTGGCTTCTCAGGCTCGCCTGGTTTCGGAGTTGGAAGAGGATTATTTACGTCATCAGTAGGAGTTGGAATGGTTACCTCTCCCTCAGGCTTGTCTCCGCCAATAGACTTACCAGTCAAGCGTGCATAGTCTTCATCGCCGAAGCTGCTGCCCTTCATTGCCATCGAAATCTCTTTATCGCTAAATCCCGATACATCATATTGATCGCCAACCATCCCAGCTCTTTCTTTTGCCTTTGCAGGGTCTTCAGAAAGCCTTAGTCGAGCATCATAATTAGGATCGTTCTTTGCGGCAGCGTCAACTACTGCTTCTTTTGCTTCCTGGGATACGGAGTCTTCCTTATTCAACTCCTCACCGGCCATGCGTTGTTTAGCCATTTCTACAATTTATAGGTCAAAGCTATCACTATTGTAGTCTAATTGTAAACTTCCTCTTCTCAATAATCCTCCCATAGTTAATACCATCGAATCAACAGCGTCATCATGCTGACTATGGCCAAAGTTAATGAGTTCATCCTCAAGTATGTTCCACTTACGCCACTTGTTCCATACAACCTTTCCGTGCTCATAAAGACCAAGCACACCACGTAGCCTGGCTAACTTGTCACCTTTGAAACCTTTCACTGGTGAGATGCTCAGGTTATACAAAGCACGTTGATCAAACATCACTCGTTTGAAGTCACCTTCGAATGACGACTGATATGCAACCGCTTCAGGCCAGATCATGCAAGGTGACATTGTTGGGAAGTATTGCCCTTCATCATTCTCAACAAGGATATGCCAATCAGACAACATCTCACACAAAGTATCCATCTTCTCTAGGTTGCCCATACTGCGAACACGTCGCATATCAATCAGATAGATTTTGCCATCCTTAATTCCACCAAGTGTGAATACAGTCCAGTCATTCTTTTCTGATAAACCTGCACTGAGGTCAATGCCTACACCCAAGCAATCAAACTCTTCGGGCACAACATTCTTGATAATCAGTTCAGGTGAGATACCAACGTCTGACGACTGAACTGCTGTATTGAGATACTGATATGCGAATGCAACACGGTCCTCCATCTTGCGTTCGTTCAGATATTTCATTGACCAGAATTCAGGCCAGTAAGACCTCTGCCTACCCTCTGCGTCAGTGATTACTGCTTTTTGAACAATTTGTTTCCAGTTATTTTTAGGGACAAAGAGGGTCGAATGGATATCATCAAAGTGAAAGCGGGTGCCCAGACAGATAGCCCTTGCACCTTGAAACATCGTAGGCGCGATAACATTAGACCACGTCTGCTCCATTTCACGGCGAATGTCAGGATTGTTGATTGAAGCAGCGGACTTGATAGGGTCATCAATGAGCACGAGCTGAGACCTTTTAGAGGTAATTGCGCCTTTGAGACCTCCACATGCAATGGTAAAAGCCTCTTCACCTGCTGTGTCAATACCGGCGAATTCATAATCGATACTCCAATACTCATCCGATCTTTTGATCTTGGACAATCTAACCATTGGGAATACTTCACGGTATTTGTTCGACGTGAGGATCCCTTTAATCGTTGCGGACTTAGCACGACTGATGTCCACCATGTATGCGATATACAGAATGCGCAGCATTTGCTTGGCAGCTGCATGTCTCCCGATCATCCAAGCTGCATACAAACCAAGGACAGTGCTTTTGGCAGATCCCCGAGGTGCGAGGATCGATGTGTTTGGTCCGCCGATTCCTAATAGACATTCACTATCTTCTCCTGTGCATAACTCTTTGTGCCACTCCAACATATGTTTTGCTGGCTTCTTGCCCATAAAAACGCAGAAGTCATAGAAGTCGTCTCGGGCTCTAAGAACTTCTTCGCTTGGTGGCTTCACAGTGACCTTAGTCGCTGTCATTAGTGCCGATCTTCTGTATGCTAATGCAGCGCTAGGTATTGCCATATAATCACTTAATAGTGATTACAGTCTACCACCAGTTTCTTCTTTCAGCTCTATATTGCAGGCTCCTATCTAACATCGCTGCACGATATCTTGCAATAGCATTCTGTCTACGAGTGACTTCATATGCAACAGCAATTGCCTGTGCTAGACGCTCAGCCTCAATTTGACGAATGTTATATCCAAGCAAATCTGTGTGATCGATAGTAATACCGATAGCAGGCAGAGGAGTTTGCAATGTTCCTCTACGCCCTAGAGCCATAAGACTATGGTCTTGAACGTCAGGTAGTTCTGGGAGTTCTGGAATCATCAGTTACTTACCTCGCTATAGACCTTCGCCCATACAGCGTTCATAGCGTTTTCAATTGGTTCAGAAAACTGCGGGTCGTCTTTAAAAATAGCTGTAAGTTCACGCATAACTCGGTCGGCTCCGGCAAGGATGAGTCCCCGTTTATCAGTAGACTTATTGATTCGCTCGGAGACCTCAATGTGAGAACGCAGCTCCTTTTCCAAGGCCGCCAACCTGGCAGCACCGTTATCTCCTTTGATTTCTCCGGAGGTGACTGCCATTCGGAGTTCTTGAATATCAGAGTGCAGGGCACTAATCTCACTGTTAAGGATTCCACGGCGGTCTAGCTTCTTAAATTTCATCTTCACCCAACGAGCAAGGTCGTTGAATGTGCCTGGGTATTTCAGGATCCCTGCATATACCCAAATCTCAATGATGCTTGGAGTGACATCAGCAAATTCTCGGAACTCTTCGCTCTCCGAAGCAGGGAGAGTGTCCAGCCATTCATCGACGTAAGTCAGATAAACCTTTCCACCCTTTGCTGTCGTTGTAGTCATCAGAACATTCCTGCCAATCCACGTGCATACTTGTGCTGTCTAGCAGCAGTCTTTGCTTCCATTCTATTGGCTTCATTCATATTCTTACGCTCTTCACTTCCGGTAGCACCAATCTTGGATAGATCGACATCACCCTGTGCGCCAATCTTCTTAACATCAACATCACCCTGAGCACCGATGTTCTTACGTTCTTCACTACCGCTAGTTTCGATCTTCTTCACATCTACATCACCCTGACCCATGATCTGGGCAAGGGCCTGATCACCCTTCATCTTGACAATGTCCTTGTCTACATCGCCCTGTGCTCCAATCTTAGACAGATCAACGTCACCTTGAGCACCAATCTTGCTTACATCAACATTGCCTTGAGTCTTGATTTGCTCAACAGCTTGCTGACCCTTCATGTTTTGGATTGACTTATCCACATTGCCTTGAGCATTAATCTGCTTCAGCTGTTCAGCACCTTGAGCACCAATATTCAGTCGGTTCTCTCGACCTTCCAGCTTGGTTTGGTTTTGCTGGATGTCACCCATATGCGAGAGTTTGTTCAACTCACGGTTAGCTTCATCTGTAGCAAACTTGGACTGGTAGTCATACTCAGCCCCCATCTTCTGCATGCCATAGTCGAACTCATCCTTCATGACCTGGCTCTGGTTTGCCAGCTCAAGCTGAGCCGCACTCTTCATCTGACCAGTAGCGATCTCGGCATTGGCATATGCCATGTCCTTCGCCATCTGCTGATTCATCACTTTCATGATGGAATCAGTCATGAAGGTATTCTTTAACTGCTGACCAGCAGTGTCATCACCATCTGGCTTCCATTTATAAAACTGTTCCAGCATGGAATCTAAATTAAAGATACCAGCATTCATACCAGCATTATTATCCGACATATCCGATGAAGTCAGTATTATCTATATTCTACATTTTAGCTATTGATAATAGAATAGAAGTATTGTTTAGGTCTGTGATATGGCTGCCAACGTTAATAACTATGTGGCTGCAGGGCGAGCAGCAGTTAGGGCTAATGATGAGATTCGCGCTGCACTGGCTAAGGGCAAGCCTCAAGTAGACAAGATTGCTAATGCAGCAATTACTGCAGATGCTCGTGAGAAAGCACAGGCAATGCAGAACAATCGTGCTGTTGCCAGAACGGCAATGAACGAGATTGCTAAAGGCACAAACGATTCTCGTGAGATTGAATCAGATAAGAAGATTGCTGGTTATAAAAAGAAAGCTCGTATGGCTGGAATGCTTGCAGGTGGTGCAGCACTGATTGGTGTTGGTGCAATGCAGATGGGCAAGAAGGAAGAAGAGAACGAGATGCTTGCACTTTATAAGCAGTATGCAGATAAGTATTCTGATACTAGTAAAATTGATCAACAAATTTCTGATTCGAAAGCCAAGATAGAAGCACTAAAGAATAACACTGGTTCTGAGGGTATTCAGACGACCGGTGATACAGCTGGTCAGAACACGGGAACTACTCCTGAACAATCTATTAATTCACCTTTGACTGATGGAGATGGCAGCTCTGCTTCTCCTGACTTTAAGTCCATTGTCAGTATGGCTAGGAATGCAGGTGCTAAGCACCCTCAACTTGTAGCTGCCCAGTGGGCACTCGAATCTGGTTGGGGCAAAACCCCTAGTGGTAAGAACAACTACTTTGGTATCAAAGCCAGCGCAAACGAATCTGGAACTTCCAAGTCAACTTGGGAAGTCTACGGTGGTAAAGAAGTCAACACGACTGCACGGTTTAAAAACTTTGATAGCCCACAAGGATCTGTCAACGAACTCGTGAATCGTTGGTATAAAGACTATGATGGCTATTCAGGTGTTAACCG